CATCATCTCTTAATGATTCTGTGAAGGCATGCCATCCCCAGATATCTGCTTTCTTTTCTCTTAAATAATTAGTAACAGATGGGTCTGTCATAGACGCTACAAAAAACTTTGTATCATTATCTAAGTCTTTTAGTAAATCTTTTCTTTTAATTCCATGTGTACTGGTTCCTTCAATAGAACGTGGGTCTAATAAAATACAACCAAAAGGTTTAATACCATTTTTAATAAGTCCAGGGTATGCATGTTTTACACAAAGAGTTAATGCATCTGGATATTTTTTTATTGTATCTTTTAATTCTTGATAGTTAATATTAGGTCCACCAGAGATAATAATAGCGTGATGATTATGTGTTCTACATTTATTAATAAATTTATTTTGACTTATTAATTTTAAATTATCTTTAATATTATTTCTAATATAATCTTTAGGTACACAATCTCTAGGATTAACAACAATAGGTACTCTTTGTAAATCAGCAGGAATATTTTCTAATTCTTTATCATTTAATACAATCATAAAATGTGTAAAGCCACCTTCTTTTACTTTATCACCAGAAGGTAGTACATGTTTACGAATATCTTTATTACCTTTTAACTTTTCCCATATCTTATTAACACCAAAATATGCATCGTTAGGTGCCATCTTAGCATCATCTTCTCTAAAGTAATGGTCAAGCATAATGATAGGTGTTTTCTTAACACAATCATAGTCATGAGCAACAGTCTTAATACTATTACCACCACCTACTAAAGCCATATCAAACCATTCACCTTGGTCTTTTAAAGTATTTCTGGTATTACCTTTATGTAATTCAAATGTAAAAGTTTTATTTTTATTCTGCTTCATATGTTCTGCAAACTCTTCTAGTCTAGTTTGTACTGCAGACATTTTGTTATGTGCCTTACTATTAAACTCTTCATGGTCTGTTTCTATCGTAGCATCTTCAAACAAATCATATCCATGATAGGTAAAGGTATCGGTATAATCAAAAGCAGTTAGTGCCATTTCTATAGCTCTACCACCATTCCATGTACCAGTTTCTATCACAGTCTTTGGTTTATATTGTCGCATTATCTGTGATATCTGTTGATATCTATTAGGTTTAATATCTTGTGCCACTTCTTCTGATAATGGAAAAACTCTTTCTCCCTTCCCATTTCTGATAGATACTTTTGAAAAGTCTGGCGTACCTTTGAAGTGATAAAAATAATCATTCATCTGAAAGGTTCGTTCTACTTTCATACCATGTGCTTGATAGATATTTAATAATCTTTCTAGTACATAATAATCATGCCATTCTCTATACTTCGTTACTTCACCAAGAATAAATGCACCACGTAAATCACCAAGAATATCTACAGGAGGTTGTTTATTTAAATTAAAAGCCATAAAGAAAGGCTCATCAGGATTATATACAATGTCAGCTTTATCATTTAACATTGTTAAGATATCTTTCTTTGTTAATCTTTTCTTTAAATAAGAATCAGAATCAATCCATATTAACCAACCTGCCTCTGTATTTTTTTCTGCTAATGAAAAGGCATGTTCAGTTAAGGCAAATACTTTATGTGACCATTTCAATGCATCTAACTTTTCATTGTATGGTATCTTACCATTTTCTGTACCATCGTGTTCTTCATATCTCTTCATAAAATCTTCATGGTCTTTAATTTCATGTAAGTTTTTATATGTATAGTCTGGTAGAGAGTAAGCATCTATTTTACAATCATGATAGTATGCAGTAAAATTAATACTATCCTCTAAATTTTCTTTCAAAGAATTTAATAAATGTACTGCTGTATTCCTTAGTAAGTTTTCGTTAAATGACGTAACAATATTAACTTCTGTCATTGTATGCTCCAAAATTATTTTCTAATGTTTGTAAAGCCTCTTCAGCTTCAGCTAACTGTTTAATTAAGACAATAGAATCTTCTACTATTTTAGGATGTTCTCCTATTGCCACTGGTTTTTGAAAAGCTAAGTCAAGTTGATATAAGGCCTTTGTTCTTTCGCCTTCATAATGTGCTCTTATAGCTCCATATAATGTGCTAGTTAATTCTCTCATTCTATTAAGTAATCCTCTTCTCTTGGTATTATACCTTTCATCTGTAACCACCTAGCATCTTCGCACCACTTCACAGCATACTTGCCTTCAGTTACTCCTCTAGGTTTCCACTTAGAAAACCAAGGACCACCAGTTGTAAAATGTACAATCTTTGGTTTCATCTCTTCTGGAGAGTGGCCATCAAGCCAGTTCCATTCTTCTGGTATTTGACCTATGTCAGACTCTTGGTCAGGCAACCATTTAAATGTATGTAACCATCTACCTTTTTCTGTATTAATAGCATCAATACTTAAACTGTTTAGATAATGATGATTACAATTAAACATCATCAGACTAGACCAGTTCTTCATAGCATAAGGTTCTTGTGCTTGGCCATCCATCTTGGTGCCTTTCTCAACATTGTACTTATGGTGTACTGCCCAGACAGGATAATACGCATCTCTACACATATCAAATAACTCTGTAATATCACCAAAGCAATACATATCACAGTCTAAATATAAGGCCAGGCCTTCATACATATTTAGATGAGGTACTAGAAATCTAGTAAAACTAAAATCTGTAGAGAAAGGTCTACCATCTATCTCATCATATTGTTGATTGCCTATCTTGTTAGACCTTCTTCTAAACATACCATTTTTGATTAGAGCCTCTTTTTTTAGAGGCACAATTCTGACAGGGTTCTTAGCTCTTATTTCTATTGAGAACTTTAACACCTCATAAGCTGCATGTTCTCTAGGGTCATAGCCTATATAGACTGTATCCATATCATTTCTAATATTCATACTAAAACTTCCATTCGTAATCTATGAAAAATGTTCCGGCTTCCAAACCTTGACCTAGTCTTTTTCTCTCATAAGCTATTTTTAATTTATCATTATTAGATAAATTTTTAGTAGCATAACTTCTAAACTTAGAACCATCATGCTCATTGTCTAAATCATGATAATATCTGTATCCGACAGAATCAAATAAACCACCTGCCTTTAATTGTACTGCAATCAAACTAACCATTAATATTAATATTATTCTCATTTACCTTGTCCTTTATATTTTTTACAATTTCTACGTTTATGTTTATTCTTAGGTCTACTCCTAATAGATTTACCTATTGAAGTTACCTTCTTAAAAAAACTTCTTATTCTTTTTCCTGCACCTACTATTGCTCTTGCCATAAAAAAATAGGCAGAGACTCTAATGAATCCCTGCCATGCTCCTATTGTATTTCTATTTGTCTTGGTTTCTTTTCTTCAGGTATAATTTGTTTGAGTTTAATCTCTAATATACCACGAAGGAAAGTGCAACCTTCTACATGTAAAGTATCGGCAAGAACAAACTGTCTTTCAAAAAATCTTTTACCAATACCTTTATGTAGATATTCTACATCCTCTTCTTTATCAGCAGACTCACCTTTAATAGTTAGTTTATTTTCTTTAACACTAACATCAAGTTCTCTGTCTTTAAAACCAGCTAATGCAAATTGTAATAGATACGTATCTTCCTCAGACTTAATTAAGTTATATGGAGGATACCCTGTATCTCCTACGTTATCACTTAGCATTGTATTAAACAAGTTATCAAAACCAATAGCTTGTCTAGTAATATTATCTAAATTAAATGTTACCATTTTTATTCTCCTTTATAAGCAAGTTAAAAATTAAAGTCCATATTGGCACTTTATAATACTATTATACCACATTTTGTGTATAAATGCAACAAAAAAATTAAATATCTACTAATTCACAGGAGCCTGCAGTACATGCTAACTCTTGTGAACCTTTTGTATTATCTTCCTTTTCAAAGTCTTGTAATCTAACCCAGTCTATTTTCTCAGGCATCTTAGATTTTAAATCATTATATTGTACTTCATCGATATCTTGATAAGGTGCCTGTTGATATGTATGGTCTGAGAAAGGTAAGAAGGATACACCAGAAAGATGGTCAAAGTTATCCCAACACCAGTTACCTACATTGACCCATTCTTTTTCCTTAACAGAAATAGTAACAGAAGGTTTATGTTCGCACCAATGTTGTGCATATAACTTCCATATCTCTAACTGTTCAATGGCAGACATATCATTTCTAAATACGGCATTGCTATCACATTTCATAGGGAAAGAAAATACTGTAGTATGGTCAGGCTTCATTACATCTGGTTCATTAGGTATACCTTGTTCTTTCATAAACTCTGTTAGTGGGTCTTTGTTATCACCTCTAACTGTTCTAATATAATAAGGGTTATGTCGAGCATGAATACCACTAGCACTGTCAACTAATTGACTCACAGTACCAGAAGGTTTAACACAAGTAATTGCAGTCGATTGAGGTATACCTAATTTATCTGACCATTCTGCATTTGTCAACACAGCTTT